CTAACGCTTCATCCCCATCCCCCAAATCACATCCCGCGTGATCCGCGTAATCAACGCAATCTCCTCTGCACTTCTGTCGCTTACCAATTTCATATGTTCATCAAGTAATTGCTCCTTATCGAGTACCACTTCCGGACGAAATAAATCCCCAGCCGGAATATCCAAGGCAGTCGCAATTTTCTCCAACGTCTCCAACGAAATATTCCGATCCCCACGCTCCACGCCGCCTATGTAACTGTAGTGAAGCGAAGCCGCTTCAGCTAGTTGCTCTTGGGTCCAGTTCTTTTGTTTTCTATATTCACGGATTCGTTTTCCAACGATTTCTGGTAAATTCATGGATTACCACCTCTTCTTTTAGGTTAGGTAAGGTGGTTAGGCAAATACAGATAAGTATACTAGAAATTAATATAGTTAAACAGTACTTATACGTACTATTTTCATTGACTAGCCTTTAAAAAAGATATACAATCAGGCTGAAATGGATAAATAAGGGGACGCAAAAGAAGGGTTTACGATTTGGACGCGGGGGAGGTATTCCCATGAAACCTGCAACCACGGTCAGACAAGAGTTGGAGAGCTATATAAAGCGGGCGGGGCTTACGCTCCAGCAATTTTCTGAGATTTCCGGCGTCAATCCGGGGACGATCAGTGCGATGTTGAGCGGGTATCGGCAGATTTCCATCCATAACTTGGATCTCATCACGGAGGGGATGGGGTTGGAAGAGGGGGCGCTGTACGAGATTTACTTAGAGGAATGTTTGCATGGCGTGCCGCTGCATTGGAGGCGGTTAGGGCCGTTTCTCCAGCGGTGTGCGGAGTTGGACAAGTTGGATTGTTTAGAGCGGTTAGTGCAGGCGGTGGCGGATCGATTGCCGTATATGCCGTTGTTGTTTGAGTTGGCGGAGCAGTTTTTTGGGGAAGGAAAAAGAACAGCAGCCGCCCTGCTCTACCACTGCGTTGCCGAATGTGAGAAGTACCAGCATTCCGAGCGATTGGCGTTCAGCCGGTATCGCTTGTTTACGATTCGTCTCGGGGAAGATCAAGAGGAGAATTTACGAGCCGCCGTCTTGTTTGAAGACTATGTAGACCGATTGGATGAGGGGATTCAATTGGATGCGGTGAAGGACTTGGCGGATGTGTACGCTTCTTTGCATCAGTGGGATCGGGTTCAGTCCCTGGCGGAGAAGCTGGAGCAGAAGGCGGCGATTCAATACCACCATCGGGTAAATCGAAAACGGAAGGAGGTGACGGATAAAGGAGTGTCTCGGCCGGAGCTTTTTTATCTGCTGTATGCGTATTTGTTGCAGGCGAATGTTTGCGATGCCAGACAAGAGTACGAACGGGCTTTGGAGTATGTTGCTATGTATCGCGGCGGCGCTCTACTTGGAATTGGGGTAGAAAACGAAGAAGAGCGGCGGGTTGTGGAACAGTTTCAAGAATGGGGGCAGGCCAATGCGTATTTGTACCGCCTGATGTCCGGTGAGGTTCAGGTGCTGGCAGAATATGCGGAGTGGATCGCGGCGAATACGCCGGAGATCGTTCCGGCGATGTATCGGATTTTACAGGCGGCGAACCGGTTTGAGTTGAACGTGGATCATCTGCTGGATCGGTTTCGCACACAGCTGGGATACCAAGAACGGTCGGGTCGTTTCGGACCATACAACGCGCAGATTGTGACAGATCAGTATGTTCGGTATTTGTCGGAGCTGGCCCAGTACTTCTTTCGCAATCGGCGGTATGAGATGGGGTTCCGGCAGCTTTTTGAAGGAATGAGGTTGGCTCTGAGGTTCAATCATGAATCGATGTTGATTCGATGTGCACAGTTGTTTGAGCAGTTCAGGCATGAGGCATCCGGGGAGGTTCAGGAGCAATACAAATATCTATTCTGTGAGGTGGAAAAGAGTTATGAGAAGAAGAATATGGTCGTGGATCGTGCTTAGTGGTTGGTTGGCAATTGTGGTGGTTGGGAGTAGTCCGATCGTGCAGACTTTGATTCATGGGTTGGGGGGTTGAAGAAAGGGGAATAGTGTACACTCATTCCGTCCATTTTCTCAGCTTTATAGTAAACATCATTATCTTGAACTGCAATATACTCATTCGTTTCGACACTTTTAATTTTGAATAGCTTTGTTCCTTTCTTGTATTTATTGGAAAATAGATTTGGTAGATCGCTGGATTCACGTGTGGAATGTTTTTTTATTGTGCCAATTTGTTTTTCGATCTCCGTAACGGTTTCATTTGTAATTTTATAAACTCCATGGTTCCAGGTCACAACATCAAATGCCCAACTTTGGGAACTGGATTGGTTTGAGACTGAACAGGACACAAGCAAAAACAGTACAGCAACTATTGAACATGCTTTCTTCATCCTAAGTCCCTCCCTGCATCTGAGTGCTCCAAATCAGAGCTTTCCGTTCCATTGTATGTCCAAATGTTCCAAATCGCAACGTATCAATCGTAGCCTGGCAACCTGGACTAGGCGAGAAACTGGAGACGTTCACATTTTTCTAAAATCCCAAATCATGCAATTCAGCAAGCGGATCTCCAGGATTTCAAGAAGCGAGAAGCAAGGGAGTTTAAGGATTACCTTAGAACTCCATATCCCTACATTGCTGTTCTAGTGGGAGTTGCGCTTCCCGTGAGTGCGTTTCTTTTCGTGCTTCTTTTACCGTGAAGGTCGGTGCTTAGGGGACTCTGGCATGTATCTGTGCCTGATGCGGGTAGGGGGATCTCCTAGCCTTAGGTAAGAAGGTTGAATTTCCTCAAAACTAGGTGGGTTAGGGGTAGGAAATATTGCAGCTTAATATCGTTTGTGATATATTTATATCGAGAACGATATCAAAATCGTTCGGGAACCTTGACAACTAAATAGAAAGAAGGACTTATAGTATGAATGATGTGCTGTTCTACACTACCGCTAAAGGGAATTCTGATGTTTGGGATTTCATTAGCGACCTTGATGCACGGGCGGTCAAGGGAGATGCCGAAGCGGACGACTTAATGAGTCGAGTCCAGTACGCAATTGACCGGGTTGAGGATGGAATGCCTCACTCGCGGGTATTGCGAGATGGTATTCGGGAGCTACGGCCGGGTCCCTTTCGGATTACATACTTCAAGTGGCGCGGACAGATGGTGCTACTGACGTATTTCCGAAAATCTACCGGGCCAACTCCTGACCATGAAGTAATCCGTGCGGTTAAGCGGATGAAAGACTGGGTCAAGCGGTATGGCAAATAGGTGGTGGGGGCGTATGCCCCCGATCCTAACCATATTGGAGGTGATTGATATCGATACACCCAATTTTAAAACTTGGAAAAATTTAAAGCGCGAACTTAAGTACAAATCTGATCTGGAAAAAGAGGTCATTACCGAGTTGGCACATCTCGTCAACGAGATTGTACGGCAAAGGAAAACTCTTGGTCTCACCCAACGAGAGGTAGCGGAAAGAGCGGGAATCACGCAAGCCCAAGTAGCTAGGCTCGAGACAGGTTCTTCAATACCATCCATGGAGACTGTTATTAAAGTGGGACTTTCTTTGGGATTGACAGTAACCTTTAAGGCTCACGAAGAACAATCCGCAGCTTACGCACACGCCTGAGTTTGGTTAAGGATTAACACACATCATTCATACCATCTTTAGAAGCCTAATATGGGCTTCTTTTTTGTATTACAGTCCGATGAGACCATACAACTCATGTTGATTCTGGTGGGAATCGCGCTTCTTGTGAGTGCGTTTCTCTTAGCCTTGTTTACTCCAACGTAAAATCAAGCTTCATCTGAATAATCAATCCACGCTTGAAGTACAGCGTATACTCCCCAGGCTCCCACTCCAAATTTTTGAGTCGCATTTCAAAGGCCGCTAAGTCAGCCGTTTCTCTTTCTTTTTGAACTTGAAGAATTTCGCTGTCTCCGCGTTTGGTTACATATAACTGAGCTTGACGCAGACTTTCTTTCTTGTCCGGGTAGATGGCCATGGCGATGAGAACGGCATTGTTTTGAAAATGATCCGAGTTATCGTTCATCCTGGCGAACTCCTGATTTGGAACGTGTCCAAGTTGAAGATCATATTTTGTGTTTCTGGCGAGCAGAGGGTAAAGGCTTAGACAAAGAACAACGACGCAGACGCCTAGAACCAATGTGATAGGGAGGATAATTCTCCGGTTCATAGGTTGTCCTCCTTTCTTTTACGGCTTCCTGGCTAAGTACAAATCGATGGTATCGTGTAAGTTAACCTTGCCGCCGTAATGGTTGATGGCCTCGATCATCTCTTGCTCTAGACGCACGCGTTGCTCCTCCGGGAAAGCCCGATGGTCCGAATACGTATTGAGGAGGGCCACATAGCTTGGCGCGTCAAAAGTTCGGGTCTGATGATATAATTTGAAATTCGCATCGACAAAACCATATTGTTCGAGGGTATGTACCATTTCTAAGCTTTTCTGTTCGGTATGTGGGGCAGGTTCTTTCGAGGAGGGCGCGTATTTCGCGTAGATTTGCTGCATGGCTTCGTGCAACTCGTCTTTCCGGGCCGGGAACGGACGATTCCAGAATAAGGCGAGAACGCCTCCGCTTCGTAAGAGTTGATGCACTTTAGGGTATCCAATCTCTTGCGGGATCCAGTGGAACGCCGTGGCGGAGTAGACTAAATCATAATGATTCGTTTTCAATTGGACGCTTTCAAAATCACTCTGAATGACGCTTCAGCTCCGCAAACAATATCACATCCTGAAAAAGCTCCTCCACATACGTGGGGCGCATCTTCTCGTAGTTCACAACGTCTTCATTAAATTTCAGTCGCAGATCCAAGGATATTCCCCCTTCACCCCCAATATTAGGAACCTCAAATCATTATAAGGCAATGGCGAATTTATCCCAAGTCATCAAGTCTCCATTGGAACGATCCGAATATTCCTGACCTCTATCTGGCCTCCTACCGTCCGATGTTTGTCCGCATAAAGGCCGATGATCGTCGCCGAATCAAGATACAATGATAGTGTCGAAGAAGATAAAACTTCATCCTTAAGCAGGACCGTGAACGAGACTTTCACGGCCCTGCTTTTTTCTCGCCAGGTTCAGGGACCCTGCAATACAGCCAGTCACAGCTTCGGACGAGCCCCTTGCATGGGTTGAAGATAACCGGGTAGGCGCTATAGAGGAAGGGCGTGCGAACAGTAGGCAAGCGGAGGTTCGCCGAACCAAGAGACGGCCGAGCGGTCCCTGGAACAGGTGGGAAAAGCAAGAGCATGCGAAGGCAGGTGGAATTTTGACGCAAATGACTTTGAATGACGTGGTGCAAAGCGTGGCTTCCGCACTCACGGCTCGGTTTCCGGAGCTGCCGGTTTACACCGAGCGGAGCTCGGAACCATTGCCGGCGCCGAGCTTGTTCGTGCAGTTGTCGAAATCAGAGCAAAAACGTGAGATGAACCGCCGTTTCAAGCGGACGTATTCGCTCGACGTGCAGTTTGTCCCTTCCGGCGACAGTAGTCGGGCGTCCGCCAACGACATGGCAGAGCAGCTCTACGGACTGTTCGCAGATGTTGCGGCGGCGGAGGGGCTGACCCACGGGGCGGGAATGAGCGCCGAATGGAAGGAGGACGGCACGCTGCACCTGGATCTGACGTTCACCCAGATCGTCTGGTCGCCGGCCGGCGAAGTGGTGAAGATGGGGATGCTCCGGCAGGAGGGGGAGATCAAGCATGGGGTTTAAGAAGAAAGCGGACAAGCCGGCACAACCGGCGGAACGGACGTTTTCCAAGGCGCAACTGCTCGCGGCCAAACGGTTTAATGGCGTGGAGAAGGACATTCTGCACGTCGCGTTGGCGGACGGGGCGTTCTATACGGCGGCCCAGGCTGAGCAGGCAGTACATTCATTTATTCAAAGAGGAGTGAAGGAACATGGCTAACGGCACATGGACAACGCAAAACAAAGTATCTCCGGGTACGTACATCAATTTCAAATCGGCAGCACGTGCGGTAGGCACGGTCGGTGAGCGCGGGGTGGTAGCCTTTCCGGCACCGCTGCCTTGGGGGCCCAGCGGCGTGATTAAGCTAGAGGCGGAATCATATTTGCAAAACGCCCTGAAGTTATTGGGTTATCATGCGGCCGATGCGCGAATCCGCCATATCGGAGCGGCGATGGCGCACGCCAGTAAGGTGCTGATCTATCGGCTGGGGGCGAAGGATTCCGTACAAGCGACCGCCACGATCGGCAATTTGACGGCTACTGCCAAATACGGCGGAACGCGCGGCAACGACTTGCAGATCGTCGTTCAGGCCAGCGTGGATCTGCCGAACGCCTACGAAGTGCGCACGCTGCTGGAAGGCGAAGAAGTGGACGCGCAAACCGTCGGCACAGCCGAGGAACTTGCGAGTAACGACTTCGTCACATTCGTGGGCAGCGGTGAACTGACCGAAACGGCGGGAACGATACTGGCAGGCGGCAAGGAAGGCACCGGTGGCGTCGGCGACTGGACCGAAGCATTAACGACCTTGGAGGCGGAAGAGTTCGACGTGCTGGGCTTGCCGACCGACGATGCGGCGCTGAAGCAGTTGGCCGTGGCCTACACGAAACGTCTGCGTGAGCAGGAGGGCAAGAAGATCGTCACCGTCCTCTATAACTACCCGCAAGCTGACTACGAAGGGGTCATCAGTCTGAAGAACGGCGTCGTGACGAAGGACGGGTTGACGGTGGAGCCGATTTACCTGCTGTGGGAAATCGCCGCGATGGAAGCGGCGGCGGCCGTCAATGAATCGCTCACCTATGCGGAAATTCCGAATGCGGTCGATGTATCGCCGAAATTCACGTACAGCGAGATGATCCGGGCGCTGCAAAACGGCGAGCTGGTGCTGACGGCAGCCAACGGCAAGGTGCAAATCCAGCAGGATATCAATACGCTGACTACGTTCACGGCCGATAAAGCCAAGCACTTCGGCAAAAACCGTGTCGTACGGGTGCTCGACACAATTGCGCGCGACATTCAGCGCACGTTCACGGCAAGCTACATCGGGAAAATCGGCAATAACCCGGACGGCCGCAATTTGCTGAAAGGCGAGGTGCTCAGCTACTTGGACAGTCTGCAGGGCATCGGGGCGATCCAGAACTTTGACGCGGAGAGCGATCTCGAAGTGCTGCCCGGCATCGACGGGGATGCCGTCGTTATCAACCTGAACGTGCAGCCGGTAGACAGCATCGAAAAAATCTACATGACCGTCACGGTCAACTAAGGAGGACGAAGCGATGGCAGGTTCTTTTTTTAATGTGAAGGATGCAGTTAGCGGGAAACAAGCCAAGGCGTTCATGAAAATCAACGGGCGGACGGAGGAATTGTTCTACGCCAAAACGCTGGAATCGACGATCGAGAAGACGAAGGTGGACGTCCCGACGTTGGGCAGAACCAGCACGCCGCAGCGTTCGGCCGGCTGGAAAGGCACGGGCACGCTGACGATTTATTACGTTTCCTCGGTTTTCCGCAATTTGATGAAGGACTACGTGAAGAACGGGACCGACTTCTGGTTCGACCTGATGATTACGAACGAGCAGCCGGGCAGCGGCGCGGGCAAACAAACCGTATTCTTGCGGGGCTGTAATATCGACAGCATCATCGCGGCCAAATTCGACGCCACCGCCGACGATATGCTCGACGAGGAAATCCCGTTTACGTTCGAAGACTACGACATCATCGAATCGTTTAATACGGTCGCGCCGACCAACTAATCCAATAAACAACCGAAACAGGAGGAGATTCACGAATGAGCTCTTTATCTGCTTTTTTTGCACAAAATGCCGCCGCCGGCCTAGTGGAGGAAGTCGTCGTGTCCGAGCGCTTTAAGGACGAGCAAGGCGCATCGGTGCCATGGCGGCTCCGCAGTATGACCGAGGAGGAGAACGAGGCGATCCGCAGATCCTGCCAGCGCAAGGTCAAGGACAAAGGGATGGTCAGCTTCGAGACGAACACCGACGAATATCTGGCCAAGCTGGCGGTCGCCAGCGTCGTGTTCCCGGATTTGAAGAATGCCGACCTTCAGCAATCCTACCAAGTGATGGGTGCGGACCAATGTCTGCGCAAAATGCTGCTCCCCGGCGAGTACGCCACTCTCGTACAGAAGGTGCAGGAAATCAACGGTTTCGACAAAAGCATTAACGAACTGGCGGATGAGGTAAAAAACTGATCGACGAGGGCGACGGCGAAACGGTCTGCGCCCTCTTCGCTCTGAATCGCTTCAACTTGATGCCGTGGGATTTTGCCGCCCTGGGCCTGAAGCAGAAAGCGGCGCTTATTGCGATGATTCAGGAGATCATAAAAACCGAGAAAAAAGCGGCGAAGAAAAAGTGAATTTCCTGCCAGGAAAGAAGGTGAAGCCTTGGCAAGTGCAACATCCATGCTCAAAGCGTACGACGGGATGAGCAATATGCTTCCCCAAGTCATTCAGCAGACCGAGCGGACGGTAACCGTTTGGAACGCCTCCGAGCAAGCGATGAACCGCAGCGCATTGGCGATGCAGGCGTTCGTAAAGGCCATCCAGCAAGTCATATCCTCCGAAATGCAAGCGCATCGGGAGATCATGCTGGCGACAAAAGCCCAGCGAGAATTTAATCAAGCGGCGGATGAGTCCGCCAGGAAAAGCAACAAATTCGTTCAGGCATGGAAGGACATCGATCTGAAGAAAGTGGCGGCAACAGGCAAGTCTTTCCTCGGCCGCATCCTCAGCGACGGGGCTGAGCAGCAAACTGCGCTGGATCAAATTTCATTGCGAGCTGGAGGCCCGGCGGCGGGACAGCAGATTTTCGACCGGACGGCGGCCCAAGCCTTGAAGTATGGGCAGAACGTCAACGCTGCCCTGACCGGCACGCAGCAGTTTATGGCGAAAACGACCGATCCCGCACAGTTGGAGAAGCTGAACCTTCTGGCGATACGGCTTTCGCAGCTAAACCCCGGGAAAGGGCTTGGCGGGGCGGCTGGCGCGCTTTCGCAAATGCTGTCCGGCGATACGAAGGCTTTAAGCTCGGACTATCAGATTCCGGCAGCCGCGTTGGATAACGGCGCGGTCCAAGCGGCGGTCAAGCAGGGAGACGTAAGCGGAATGATCGCGGCGATGGACGGGCTGTTGAACAAGCGGCAGATGACGCAGGCCGCCTTGGAGTCGATGATGGACTCGCCGGCGGTGAAGTGGAAGCGGGCGGTGGACACCCTGAACTTCCAACTCGGTTCCATAGGCCGTCAAGGCCTGAACGCCCTCGGTCCGATGTTTGATGCCATGCTTGAGGTTTTCAACAGCGATGCATTCAAAAACTTCATCAGCGGCTTGGGAGCGGGGCTAAGCATTGTGGGGACTTTTGCAAGCGACTTGGTTCAAGGGGCGGCTTCGTTTTTCGAGACGCTGACGGCAAACGGGTCTTCCACCAACATGATCCTTCTCGGGATCGGCGCTGGCTTGGCTCTGATGGGGGTGCTTCTCTGGTCGATGGTCGCGCCGATCGTGGCACAGGGGATCGCTTGGCTTGCCGCCTATTGGCCGGTGCTGCTGATCATTGCTGTGATCGGGATACTCGTGGCTGTCCTGATGAAATTCGGGGTGTCCGCCCAAGAGATCGTCGGGTTTGTCGTTGGCTTGTTTTACGGCTTGTTTGCTTATTTGCACAACCAGGTCGCGTTACTCTACAACCTGCTGATCAGCTTCGTGGAGTTTTTGTTGAATCTGTTCATCGACCCGGTTTATGCCATCCAAAAGCTGATTTACGACTTGGCGATGACGTTCGGCGGGTATATGTACAACATGTTGCGATCCGCCGAAGATTTCGCCGGGGGGTTCATGAGCGTGATCCTTGAAGCGATCAACGGAGCTTTGAAAGGCATCAATAAGTTGATCGAAGGATTCAATAATCTGTTTGGTACGAATGTAAAGCAAATGGAGTTGTTTGACGAGACCAATATCCATGCGCTTAGCGACAAGATAAAAAATAAGCTAGACAGCCTGAAACCTCCGGACAAGCCCGAAAATGCCTTTGAGTTAGGCAGGATGGATTATAAAAACTTGGCTGGCGCATACAACCGCGGCAATGCCATCGGGGCGAAGGCGTTCGATAAGATGGCCAATACCCTGAACTCGGTCAAGTCCGGTTTCGAGAAGACGCCGGGCGAAAATATGACATCGGCCGCGGGGCAAGGGGCAAATGTCGCCAATATCGGCAGCGTCGGGAATGTCGGCAGCGTGGATCGCATTAACGAAACCGTGGATATTTCCTCGGAGGATCTTAAGATGATGCGGGAGCTGGCGGAAGTGACGGCAATCCAGAACTTTACGACACTGACGCCGACCGTCACCGTGAACACCGGGCCGGTTGCCAAAGAGGCGGATATCCACAGCATCGTTACGCAGATCGAGCAGATGCTGGAAGAGGAAATCGCCACAAGCGCAGCGGGGGTGTACGCATGAGTTATTCGTTGGAACTGTCCTATAACAATCGGGAAGAAAGCATCCTTTTTCCGGTGTTGCCGGAGAAGATCGAAGTGTCGCAAGCGGGGAACAGCAAGACGTACGAGATTTCCCAACTTGGCGAAATCCATGTGCTCACGGGGCATAAGCTGGTGGAGATCTCGTTTTCCGGGATCTTTCCGGCCCATCCGTTATATGCCGGCGAGCGGGCAGCCGAGTCTTTTCAGGAGCCTATCCATTATTATGAATCGATTGAACGCTGGCTCTCCTATCAAAAGCCGCTGCAGCTCGTCTTTACCGGCTCAACGCTCAATCTGAATTTACCGGTCAGCATCGAGAGCTTCACATATTCGGAATCGGGCGGGGCCGTGGGTGACATCAGCTATGACCTTAAATTGAAGGAATACCGTTACTACACGCCGCAAAAAGTACTCACCGGGCAGAAGGGAAGCGGCAAGGCCGCGGCGGGCGGCGGTCCGACCCGGCCCGCCCCCCGGGTTCAGCCGAAGACGTATACGTTGGTGTCCGGCGACAGCCTGTGGAAGGTGGCGCAAAAAGTGCTGGGCAACGGCGCCAGATACAAGGAAATTCAGAAGCTCAACGGTATTCAAGACAGCGAGCTGCGCCGGCTGCCGGTGGGCAAGGTGTTGAAGCTGCCATGAGAAGAGGTGAATCGCTTGCTGCAGATTTGGCTTGACGATAAGCTGGGCACCGTGTGGGACATTTCCGGCCTGGTGACGGAGGCCACCTGGAAAACCTCGCGCACCGCCCAGCCAAGCAGTCTGGATTTCCGAATGGTCGCCGTCCCGAATATTACGGCCGCGAACGGCAATGTCGTTTGGGCCAAATGGGAGGATCGTCCGCTTTTCTACGGATACGTGTTTACCGTGAATCGCGGACAGAGCGAAGAAGTCTCCGTCAAGTGCTACGACCAGATCCGTTATTTGAACGCCAAAGATACGTACGTGTTCAAAAATATCACCGCCGCCGCGGTCGTGAAACGGATTGCCGGCGATGTCGGCCTTAAATGGGGGCATATCGCCGATACGAAGTATGTTATTCCTACGTTGGTGGGGGACGGGAAGAAGCTGCTTGATCTCATTTCGGAGGCGTTTGACCACACGTTGATCCATACCGGGAAAATATACAACTTTTACGATGAATTCGGGGCGCTGGCGGTGCGCGATGCCGCTGAGGACATGCGGCTCGATCTGCAGCTCGGCGACGACAGCCTGCTTCATGACTACTCGTTTGAACAAAGCATCGACAGCGACACGTACAACCAGTTCAAGCTGGTGCAAGACAACCAAACTACGGGACACCGCGATGTTTATATGGCTAAGGATGAAGCAGCGATCGCCCAATGGGGCCGGCTGATTTATTATGACAAGGTCGACGACAACCAGAATGCCGCGCAGATCGGCAAACTGCTGGATCAGCTCCAGAAGCTGAGAAATCGGGAAACCAAGCGGCTGAAGCTGGAGGCGCTCGGCCAGCCGCAGGTGCGGGCGGGCTGTTACGTGGCGGTGAAGATCGGCGCGCTGGGCATCGATCAGTACTTCTTGATCGACGAATGCTCCCACCAGTTTCGTGGGGGAGATTATACCATTTCCATAGATTTGAAGGTGATTTGATGGGGTTGGCGAACAAAATCCGCCAGCTCGGCGCCGGGGCGGTCGATGCCGCAAGCCCGGTGGCCGTGCTGTTCGGCAAAGTAACGAATACGGCTCCGCTTGAAATTCAGGTCGATCAGCGATTTACAATCGACCGGGATTTTTTGGTGATCCCTGCCTACCTGACCCGTTATGAGTTGGATTGGCCGCCCGAAGTCGCCGGGCCGTCGGCCCCGAAGGCGGTTATCCGGGAGGGTCTGGCGGCCGGCGATAACGTGCTGCTGCTGCGCATGCAAGGCGGCCAGAAATACATCGTGTGGGACAAGGTGGTGAGCGGATGATCCCTCAAGGAGCAAGCCTGTTGCCGGATACGGTCCCCGTGGCGATGCCGAGCCGCACGTACAAGCTCAATGTGCAGCAAGGGCGGATGGACGGTATGACGGATGGGTTGGGCGCGGTGAAACAGGCGGTTTACAAAATATTGCATACGGAGCGGTTCGCCCATCTGATATACACGGGCGATTACGGCTTTGAGCGGGAAGGACTGATTGGAGCAAGCCCCGGCTTGATTCGCTCGGAGCTGCAAAGGCGGATACGTGAAGCGTTGCTGCAGGATGACCGCATCTCGGAAGTGGCCGATTTTGCGATTGGCGTACAGGGCGACGAGGCGGATATCAGCTTTACGGTAAACTCCGTTTACGGTGATTTCCGCATGGAGGTGAATGCAAATGTATGAACATCAGACCTATGAAGCGATTTTATCCCGCATGTTGGAGCGGGTGCCGGATACGATCGACAAACGGGAGGGGAGTGTGATCTACGACGCGCTTGCTCCCGCGGCGGCGGAGCTGGCGCAAATGTACATTGAGCTCGATACAAGCTTCAATCTGGCTTTTGCCGACACTGCCAGCGGCGAGTATTTATCCCGGCGGACGGCCGAGTTCGGCATCGAGCGGCAGTCGGCCACGAAGGCGCAGCGCAAGGGGCGATTTTACGGCGCGCAGGATGTGCCGGTCGATGTGGCGGAGGGCAGTCGGTTTTCGTTGAACGATCTCGATTATACGGCGGTTAGCCGGATCGGCCTTGGAGAGTGGGTGCTCGAATGTGAAACGGTGGGAGCGGCCGGGAACCGGCAGTTCGGCGCTTTGCTGCCGATCGACTATGTGCCAGGCCTGGTGCGGGCGGAGCTGGCTGACGTCATCGTTCCCGGCGAGGACGAAGAAAGCGACGATACGCTGCGAGCGCGCTACTATGAGACGGTCAACGAGCCCGCCTTCGGCGGGAACGTCTCCGATTATGAGCAAACGGTCAATGGTATGGACGGCGTCGGGGCGACCAAGGTGTTTCCGGTCTGGAACGGCGGTGGGACGGTGAAATGCACCGTGATCGCCTCCGATTGGAACGTGCCGTCAGAAGCGTTGATCTCCGAGGTGCAGTCGGCGGTGGACCCGACGGCCAACCAAGGCAAAGGCTATGGCACGGCGCCGATCGGACATACGGTAACGGTCGCAAGCGTTAGCGGTGTTCCCATCGACGTGGCGACCACCGTCACGCTGGATGCGGGAAGCACTGCCGGCCAGGTGCAGGGGCCGATCGAGGAGGCGATTGCCGCATACCTGCTAGGCTTGCGGCAAAGTTGGGCAACATCGGAGCAAATCATCGTTCGTGTAGCGCTGATTGAAGCGGCTATGTTGAACGTGCCGGGCGTTATTGATGTGGCGAGTACGCTGCTGAACGGGACGGCGGGCAACTTGACGCTCTCCGCCGAGGAAATCCCGTTAATGGGGACGGTGACCGTTCATGCCTGATCGCGTGCTGCCATATTTGCCGTCCTACTACGGGGAAGTGCTGGATTTCATTCAGCTCGCCCGCACCGAAGACGCCGAGCTGGACAGCCTGGAGGCGGCGGTGGAGCAACTGTTTGACGACCAGTTCGTGTTAACCTCCGGCGTTCAGGCGATCAAGCGCCGCGAGCGGATGCTGGGGGTTCAGGCGGATCCGGGCCTGGAGACGCTGGATTTTCGCAAGCAGCGGATCTTGAACCGCTACCGAACAAAACCGCCGTTTACGGTGCGCTGGCTCCAGGAGCAGCTCGACCGCCTGGTCGGTCCCGGCATGACCATCGTGTCGGTCGACGCGGAGCGGTTTATCCTCTACGTCACCACGAACATCGAAAATGCCAACGTATTCAAGGAAGTCCAATACACGGTGCAAACGGTCAAACCCGCGAATATCGTCTATCAGCAAAATACGGCGCTATATGACCGGATCGGGCTGGAAGAACATATCACGGGGCGCGGGATCGCCTGGAACTACAAGCTGGACGGTTCGTGGCGGTTGGGGGAAAGGCCGTTTATAACGTTGGGAACGGGGGTACAAGTGTTATGATTACGGCACCTTTTAAGCGGGAGGTCGCGGAATACGTCAATTCGCGCATCGCCAAGGTGGTACTGAACGGATCGCTGGAAATTACCGAGTTTCAGCAAAAAGCGGTGACCGACTCCACCGTGGCGCTTAATTATATTATCCCGGCAGCCGAGCTGCCGGTGATTAACCAAATCGAACTGCGGGATGAAACCGGCGGTGTCATCTCCAGCAACGCGGTAAACGTGCCGGTGCCGTCGGATACGCTGATGCTGCAGACAGTGGAAATCAAGGAGGTCAAGAACTGATGGCGAAATCGGATTGGACGTTATCGGATACAGTAAAACCGGAAGACTTAAACGCAATAGGCGAGGAAATCAACGAGCTGCGCACCGAGGTGGACAACATTGAGGTTCCGCCGGCTTCGTTGTCGGAACCCGGGATCGTGCGCTTGTCCAACGCCACGGACAGCACGGCCGAGGATACGGCGGCTACGCCGCGGGCGGTGAAAGACGTGGCGCTTCAAGCGAAGGCCTACACCGACCAGCAAATCAACCTGGTCACGGAGACGGGCATCCCGAAGCTAGTCAGCTATCCGCTGAAGGTCACGGCCACGGTCGATAATCAAACCGAATTCGAGATTCCGCTCGACCTGTTTGATGCTGACACCGACACGTTGATGGTCGCGATTAACCGCGCCGTGCTCGACCCGACGCAATATACCGTGACCAACACCATCCGCGATGGGGCAGGCCAAGTCACGCAGCGGGCGAAGATCACGTTATTGTCCGGCATCACCGCGACGTCCGAAATGACGATGGTCGTCCTCAAAAATGTCCCGCTCGGCGAGGACGGAGCGATCAACGGTGCGGTGCTGGCGGTCGACAGCGTCCCGATCAACCGCGTAAACGGGCTGCAAACGCAGTTGGACGAGGTTTTTCAAGCTGGCAATGAGCGGAAGCAGGAAGTCGTGGACGCCCTCGTTGCCTTGGGGATTTCGGCGTCCACGGGGGAGAGTTGGGATGTGTTGATTTCGAAACTGAACGGGATCATCAATCGTGGTGCGGGCGGCACAGTAATACCGGGGACGGCAAATCAAACAAAGGCTGAGGGGTATTATAGTAGTCCGATTACGATTTTGGGAGATGCTAATCTTGTGGCAAGTAACATCAAGAAAGATGTGAATTTATTTAATGTTATAGGGAATTTAGAATATAAGCAGGTGTATTCCGTAGTACTTCCTAATACTAAAATGGGGACGAGAGCAACAGTAAATATACCATTTATGCCAAAATTGCTCTATGTTACATCTAATATATACAACACTACCACCTCAAAGTACGATCATTTTATATTTCGTTCAGGTTTCTTGATGTCCGAAGTTGCTCCTACTGCAGAGACTCCCACATATGAATTGGGTTTGTCGTATTACAACTGGAATTTAGCTACTTCGCTAGGCCTAAGATTAAAATTCTACAAAGTCGGGACAAGTACTGAAATAGGTAATGTATCATCAGAAGCGATCCCCTCATCATTTGACGTTTATTTTGCATCAGATGACTTGTCTTGGGCTGACTATTACTTGTTAAGAAATTTTCGTGTACAGGCTTATGTATAAAGGGGGGGGCAAAATGAAGCGATACCCAAGAATAATTTATTATGATAAAGCAATTGGGTCGGTTTTATATGATTCTGGGGAACCGCATATCTTCGGCCTAGATAATTATGAAGAAATCAGGATAGGACTTGATTATACGAATATCAAGACTTTATCCGAACGTAATCGTGAAACCATCGGGGAGCTGCATTTGGAACTTGGACAATATAAGCAGGACTTTATTGCGTGCAGCGGCTACCGTGTAAACCCGGATACGCAAGAGCTTGAATTTACCTATACCGAACCCGGACAGTCGGGCGAAGAGCCGCAAGAACTCGTCTACCAGCCGCCGCTCTCGGAACAAGTAAGCGAACTGAAACAAGCCATTGCTGAGCTGACCATGCTCATCACTAAGTCATAAGAGGGGAGATAAAACGCTATGGCAAAAGGAATAACCTTGCAGGAACTGGATACGGCCGCGATTAATCGGCTAATCGTCAAAGATGCAGCTGGCAGGGCAAAGGTTGCAGCTCCTGCAGCAGCGGATGATATTGCATTGAAAAGTACCGTCGACAACGCGGTTGGCCCGCTGCCCTCTTTGCTCACATCAGCCAAAACCAATACGGTTACCGCGATCAACGAGCTTTTTACAAATGTCAGTGATGGAAAAAACGCGATCGCTGCCGCTATCACTGGCAAAGGCGTTCCGGCATCAGGTAGCGATACGTTTGCGGGGCTGGCGGGGAAGATTGGGCAGATTGTGACAGGAATGAAAAGTTCTACAGGCTTTTTAGCATATACGGGAACTCTTGATCGGCGCACAATATCTGATCTAGTCTTTACACCAAAATTAATTATTCTTAAGGTCGAACTGGTAAGAGATGGGTATATCGAAAACGGTAATGGATATCGGTTAATGGTAAATCTCATCGCAACAACTGGTGCTCAGTATTATCCGTTTGATGGGTCTGTATTTAGCCCGATTTACGGATCGCAAGAAATAAGAGCGTATCTGTATGCTTCATTTGGAGCGAACAGTGTCGAGTTAACAATAGACGGAGCAGCTGTGCGTCCGTACCAAACAGTATCCTACACAATTTATGGGGAATAATTCTGAAACGAAGGTTGTTGACAATGATAAGAATGATTAGAAGCAAAGATTATGTACAAAGCTCATGAGTTTGTTGATTTTTCTAATACAGGGGTTCTCCAATCCATTACAAAAAAATGGAACGGCAACTATTGTAGCAGCTCCGGGGCAATATGTTTACAAAACTAGCACAGGTACGGTCGGAGTATGCGGATTTGATTGGGTGCAGGAAAACTACGTTGAGGACCCTCCAACAGAGTCAACAACACAATAGCTACTAGGACACGCCGAGAGGTGCTTTTTATGCAAATGAATCCATAGGATTAAAAAATATGACCAGGCTGAATTCTTTGCTCTGTTATTCTATTAGGAGTTCAGGTTCTGTAGGAGGGCAGCAAACAGTTCCCTTCTGTAGGCCTGGTTCAGTCCTGGTAAAGTGGGAGGGAAAGCAACTATGAAGATCAATTGGAAAACCAAGTTGTCGTCACGCAAGTTTTGGGCTTTGATTGCTGCGCTTGCTACATCTATTTTAGGTGCTGTGGGTGCGTCCGAAAACACAACGCTTCAAATCACGGGTATCATTACAGCGGTAGGCGCTTGCGTAGCGTATATGTTGGCTGAAGCCTATGCGGATGGTAATGGTAAAGGCAACGGTACGTTACAATAATAAATATTCCTGGCGCGGTTCGCCCTGAACCGTGCTTTAACCTACCTTTAAATAGGCTTACAATTTCACAAAAATCGCACCGGCACCTCAACACTNACAAAAATCGCACCGACACCGCAACACTCACCTCACCCCCGCCAGTCACCTCAGAATTAGCAATAAGCAGTTCGCCCCCATGCAGGCGGGCAATAAACTCAGTGATATAGAGGCCCATGCCGTAGTGGCCGTTGGATTGGCGGGACGGGTCGCCCATGTAGAATTGTTCGGCCGCATGTTTGAGCGCTTCGGGCGAGAAGCCCGGACCTTCGTCGGTCACGCGGAATCGGATCCGATCGTCCGCCGCTTCGACCGATAACGTAATCTTGCTCTTTACCGGGGCATGATCCATGGCGTTAACAAGGATGTTCATGAGAGCCCGCTCCAACAAGCCCGGATCGGCATACAACTTGTCCGGCAAGCCCTGAGCAGTGACGACCGGGGAGAGCTCTTTGACGGCAGCCAAAGCTTGCACCTGCCCTTCGATCGTGCGGATGAACTCCTTCAGATCCAGGTTGACGGGCTGATAGGATGCGGCAGTTTCCGTGTTCGTCATTTCGATCAAGGTCTTGATATAAGCTTCCATCTGGCGGGCGCTGTGGGCGATATAATCGGTGTACTCCCGCTGCTCCTCAGTTTGATCCGTTTCGGAGAGGAGCTCGACATTGCCGCGAACAATGGTGAGCGGGGTTTTGATATCATGGGCGAGCGCCGAGATTTGAGCCCGGCGGCTGCGCTCCAGGTTCCATTGCTGCTCCAGCGAGTTTTTCAGGGCATCCTTCATCTGATCCACGGACCGGAGCACCCGGTCAATCTCGGCAATCCCGCTGTATTGCATCGAGAAGTCCAGCTCCTGCTCCTGAATTCGCCGGGTTGCTTCCTGCAGCCCGTTCATTTTGCGGGCTAGCTTCCGACCGAACGAAGAGGCCAACAAGCTGGTCCCTATTAGAAAAAGGACACAGAACAGGACGATAAAAGTCAATTCTACACCGGGCAGAACACGGCGCAGCGTAGCATCGCTAAATCGGGCGACAATGGAGTATCGGAAAATATAGACTTCTTCGCCATAGGTGACTTTCATATAGGAATAGGGATAGGTATACGAAGACAGACTTCCCTCCAGCTGCTTCCACGCCGCATTTCCTTGCTCGGCGGTTAAACTGTGTTCCAGCAGCCTCCCATCCAGCGTGTATTTTGCATATTTGTACAATGCAGACGAGGTGTCTAACGGGGGCATCTGCCCCTGCATGATCTGGTTCTTCGCCTCTATCACCTGCTTCTCGGCATAATTCGCCGGAAGAACAGCTCCGGTGAACATCAACCTCATCAAGATCAGGGTCAGCAACAGAACGATCCCGATCGTTCCCAGACAAAAAGCAGCTAGATATCTGAGGAACAACGTACGCAGCTTGGTTAATTTAGGTTCTGACTTTACGCGGGTTATTTCCAT